AAAGTGCTTAAAATGGCGTTTAATTGAAATATAGGGCTTTCTTGCTTTTTATTCAAGTACGGTCTTAAAGTTGAGATGAACTCAAACCACTTTTGATTTGCTTGGATTTCTTCTAATTCTTTCATTTAAAATGGTGCTTGTTCTATTGGTTTAATATCGTTGTTTGATTGCTCTTTTACTTCGCTGATTCCGTTAAATGGTGTTGGCAAGTAAAGCCTTTCGCCTCTGTTTTCGTAGTAGCAGTTTTTAAAATAATCAAATTCAAGTTTTGCCGTTCCTTTCCCTCCATGGCCTTTTGGTTTAAATTTATGCACTACTACCATGGCTTGATTAGTTTGTTTGAATCCTTCGCCAGTCTTTTCAAGTGGCCTATCAACACAAATTAAATTCATTGCCTTAGAGTAAACCGCACTACCTCCTTTTATTTCAAATGGACTTGGTGGCGGTGGTGGTTCTCCATTCTTTGGTAAATCGGGGTTTCGAGCGTGCCAAATCATAAAGGCGTGAATCCTTTCCTTTCTTGCTAATCTGTTTATTTTTGGAATTGATTCCTCAATATACAAATCCTCTCGGTTGAATTGGCCATGGCTTAAATCGTTCCAATTGTCAAATCCTGATGTGAATATATCATGGTCTTTTATCCCTTCCTTGGTTAATTCTATGAACTCATCAACACTCGGACTCTTTTCATCAACATCAATAACATAGAAGTAATCTTTAACGAATGGAATTACCTTATACAAATCTTGTTCAGTTATCCGGTAATTAAGTGAATCATTGTGAAATCTTTTACCGGTCAACGTCTGAATAATTTCTGCATAGATTTCTTCAACGCTGCCTGTTTCGGGTGTCATCAACATTGATTTCTTACCTTGGCAAGCTAATGAGGTTAACATTTGAAAGTATAACTGAGATTTTCCACTTGTTGGCCTTCCGTATATTACGGTTGATGTTCCTGCCTTTACTGAGTATATTGAATCTAAGTTTGGAAATCCAATCTTTAACCCTGCTTCCATTCCATTTTTTTGAAGGTTGAAAATCTTATCTTCAACTTTGCTAAGTGGTACAATGTGAGCCATGGTTTAATAAAAGTTTATCTTAGGTTGGAATACTTCGCCAACTTTCAATTCAGATGTTTTGTTTTCAAATTTTAGCCTTCCTTGTAGTTCATCACGTTTGGCCCAATTGCGAATAGTTGCAACCCAATCAATATATTTATTCCCTTCATTAGAATAGTTTAAAGCAGATTCGTAATAGTAAGCAAGTTTAGTTTTATTCCATTCAGGAAACTTTTCTTCAAATTTGTTTTTATCAAAAATAATAGAATCTTTAAAAAATATTTTGTTTATTAATATTTTATCTTCTTTTCTTTTCTTTTCTTTTCTTTTCTTTGTTGGATTTTGTTCAACATTTGTTAACACTTGTTCAACACTTGTTGAGCTTATGTTGCGTTGTTCAGCACTCTTTTTGCCTGCAAATGAACGCTTTAATGATATGTTGTTTCTTTTATCAATATTTCTATTTACACGCTCACTCCAAAAGTATTCACTATCGGAAATAAGTAGTTCAACATCATTAATGCAGAAATTTAAAAACTCTTGAACTTGTTCAACGCTTGTTGACATTTGACCAGCAATAGCTAAAATTATGTATTTTTTGTGTTGTATTTTGTGTTGCTCGTCAGAGTGTAGCATCTCAATAATTCTCCACCATAAACCATAACCTATACCCCCAAATTTATGAAGTAGTGCTTGAATTTTTGGGTCAGCAGTCGGCTCATAGTCGTGCTGAAAATAAAATGTATCTTTCATATTTTAGACTTTTTAGTCGCAGATAATTAATTAAGTTGGAAAGGAGTCTGCAACCTTTTACGGCTATGCCTAGCCAACCAACTATTCTTTTAAATATACAAATGCATGTTTGCCGAAAAATGGTAATATTCTCCAATAGGTAAATTTGTTAATTTACAAACTAATTCATGAATTTTTGAAAAACAATATTGGTCGTTACAAAAACCATACCAAATGTCGTTAGACCTCATTAAAACTGACATATTTAATTTGCCATTGTAATATTGAAAACCAATATTGAGAGTGCATGGAGTATCTTTTTCATAGCCATTATTTGTAAAAGGTGAATTATTTTTTTCCTTTCCATCATATATTGTTAACCAAGCGTGCCTATTTGTATGTTTTCTTTTAATCTGGTCAACTATAATATCTAACTGATAGTTTCTATTTAAATGAGCTCCATAGTTAGAATTAACATTACCTAATGAGTCCATGTGGTTTTTCCATATTGGAGCTTTTTCCGATAATTCAATAGCATTTGGATTTTTGCTTAAATACCATTGCCATTCTCTTTCTGCGTATTTATGGTTCCATTTTCTATCTTCATTAGTAATTAGATTGTCTAAAGGATTTTCAATAACAAAACCATAATTATATAAAGCCAAAGTATTTTCATGCTTTATTTTTGATGCTTTAATAAGAGCTAAAGTGTACTCAAAGGCTTGGTTTGCGTTTTTAAATTTCATTTTGTATCTTTTATAAATGTCCCATTTTCCATTTTACCAGTTCTTTTAGAAATTACATTATACGCAGAATTTATACAATCTTCTATTGTCATCTTTTCAATAGTAGAAAAACCTTTGTATATTGGAGCTAATTCAGTTAAGTTAGTTAACACAATGACAATATCTCCTATAGCGTCAACTATTTCTTTTTCATCTTTGTTAAGAATAGCTTTAGCTAACTCTCCTACCTCTTCGCTTAATTTTACAAATTGAGTTTTAACATCACCTTTTTTGTAAATACCTCTTTCGTTTGCCCAATCTCTTATAGATTGAAATTCATTTTTTAATTCCATTTTTTTTTATTTAGTTTTTGTGTATTCTTTGTAGTATTCTTCTAGAAACATATTTATTTTTTTTTCTCTATAAACTGAATAAATATTCATTACTTGAGAACTAGGTACAGTATTTATATGTCTTTCGCTATTTTTTTTAAAATATGGAAAACCATAATTAGCTCTTCTAGCTTCTTTGTAAAATTTATTTATATCTATAATTTTATCAAATTGTTTTTTAGTTAAATCAATTATTAAATTATTTTTATTATCATATACAAACCAATGTGATGTAAAGAATTTATAATTATTTATATTTATTGGAATTTTTTTAATACACATTAATGATATATTTTTATTATCATATCCTCCTAAATAATAAAAAATAAATTGACTTATAGGAAAACAATATCCATAAGGAAATGTAATTTTATAAAAATCTTTTAATATTTTAATATTTAATGCATGCTTATTTGTTTTACCTTCACCATTAATATGTTTTTTAAATTTATTCTGATTACAATAAAAAAAATCATATAAATTTTCAAAATCTTCTACTATTTTATAATTATAATTAAATAAATTTACCATTCTTTATATGATTTTATTAAAGATTTATCAAAATTTTGAGGCTTTTCTATTTCACCTGCTACATTCCAAAACCAAATATTTCTTTCAGTATTCTTAGGAATATATTTCCATGCTTTACCATCGTATGATGGTATTGTATTAAATGGAGGTAGGTTTTCTTTTTTTTCATTAGATAAGAAAGCTAATGGTTCTGAAATAATACTAGTTCTACCTAATTCACCTTGTTTCATATTTCTAGCAACAGCAACACCTTTCATTATGGTATTTTTAAAACCTATTTGTATTCCTCTTGTTAAAACTCCGGTAGACACTACTGACCACATTTCTTCTGGTTCATTGTGATTTTCTAATATATTTTCACAAGCTTTAACAAAACCAGCAATTGTATAAGGATGGTTTAAACCAAAAGGAATAAAAGTATACCCGTTTTTGTCGGCATATTTTTTTGCTATAATGTTTAAGTTTGGCATTGCTGCTATTCTAACAAATTCAACATTTTTAGGTTTCATTGAAATAATTATAGACTGATGGTCAGAAATTTCTTTACATGCAGGCATAAAGAAAATAACTTCTTTATTGTAAATTTTAGCTAATTCCATTATAGCTATACCTGCATAACCTACTCTAGGAGCAACATAAACTAAAGTGTCCTTTTTAGTTTGACTAATAAGAAATTCACCTGCTCTTGTTTTAGTTCCACCTTTTAATACTAAGTCTTCTCTTACTACGTTAATTCCTTCGTGTTTTTCTATTATTATATTAGGTAATAAACTTTTAAAATTTTCAGTTAATTTTAAATAAGATTCTCTATTATGGTAAATAGTATTTATATCTTTATTTGTGTTATCGATTATGTGTTTATTGTGTGACATATTATTTTAAATTATTTGAAAAATTATAATATTTTTCTATTCCCCATTTTGATTTTAATATAGAATTGTTTTTCATTATTTTACCATTATTTTTTTCAATATGGTGTTTTGATTGATATTCTTGGAAATATCTTACAACGTCACAATTCCTAGAATCTTCGCAATCTATAGGAGTTAAATTATACCTATTTGATTGGAATTGTAAAACGTCATTTATGTAATTAAATTCTGATATTTTTTTATCCTTTTTAGGAAAAATAGCTTTAATACATTTTACAGCATTACTTCCAGCATAAACTAAACCAAATCTATTGACTTTATTAGGAAAATATTCAGCTAAATCTGCAGCAAAAGCTGTTAATACAAAATTTTGTTTTTTAAAACCGTTTTTATTTAACCAGTTGTTTCCAATATCAGTTATTTGATAAATATCAAGTTTGTTAGTATTAAGCTCGTTAAATATATGTGTAATTAAGTCTAATGAATATTCTAATATAAACTTTTTTAAATGATTAGAATTTAGATTTTCGAAAGAAAATTGTGGTAACAAATATCCTTTATTATCTGTAAAAGGTTTATTAGTTGCTTTTAAATCTTCTAACCATTCTTTGTGAGAATATTTGCCATTTAATATAGAGTTTACTATCCAAAAATTTCCAAATCCATGACTATTTTTAAAACTTTGAAATAAATCATTTTTTTTAGGTTTGTAATTAATGCCTGAGCCGCATAATCTAAAAAGATAAAAAACAACAAACCAATCAAAATCTTCTTTTATATTATGATTTAAAAAATACTTACCATTTCCTTTTACATCATTTTCTTTTTTCCATAAAGCTTCAGTAAAAGAACAAAAAGCTGCATATCTCCTACTGCCCATGTCATAAATAGGAACATTAAATATTAAATCATCATTCACTTCTGATTCAATGTTACCTTCGAAAGGTATTTTTTCTATAATATGCTTTTCCATAAGCATTGTTTTACTATGATATTCATCTAATGAATCTAGTAAATCTTCATTAACAATAAAAGTATTTTCCATTTAAAATAAGGTTAATTGTTTTTTTATTTCTTTCATATAGTATGCTGGTCTAATATGAACAGATTGTTTAGGTTCCATAATATCAAAACTTAAATCACCTTGTTCATTTAAAAAATTTTCTGGCCAAGATAAATAATTTAATCCAGAATTTAATATAACTTCATTAGCTATTAATCTTAATTCTTTTCTTAAATCTTTTGAACCATAAAAGTTTTTACCTTTATATTGCCCAGATTTTGGAATCTTTCTTGATTCATCTTCTATAGGTAATAACATAGTTAAAGTTGCATTATATTGTGAAGCATAATCGCAATATCTATTAAATAAATCTATGGTAGATTGCTTAGGATTTGATTGTCTACATAAATGAAATCTTAAATCAATATTACCAAAATACATTATTATATGATTCCAATTACTTAAATCTAAATCTTGCTTTAAAAATCCATGTAAAGTTTTTCCATCGTTTCTAGATATTGAGTATGAGTCATCTGGCCAAACACTTAAAGAATGTGAATCACCAATAACTAATTTATTTCTTAAAGGCAATGTAATTTTTTCAATAATTTTATAGTTATCGTATAAATTTAATTTTCTTTTAATAGAAAAATCTTTTAATTGAAAGCCATCTAATGTAAAAATATCTCCAATGTATTTTGATAATTTTTCAGCTCTAACTAAAAGTTCTTTATTAATACCTCCTATTACATTAAAAGAGCCTTCTTTAAAGTTGACACCATGATAAATTATTAACTTATCATATTCGTTCCATTCATTATTTTCATTTAAAATATCAGCTTTAAATAATTCTTTTACTATGTTTACCATACCAGCAGAGTGTGAGTTTAATGATGTAGCTGGGTTATTTAATATTCCAATTATTCCTATTTTCATTTTTTTATCCCTTTAAAAATAAAATTACTAGTTCCATCTATTATATTTCCTTTAAAAATATTAACATTAGAAAATATAGCTTGTTCTTTAATGTAAGGCAACCACCTTTTACTCTTATCATGTAATTCGTATACATCTAGTCTATAAGATTTATTAAATTGAATATCTTTAAAATAACACCTAATGTACCAAGAACCGTGCTTAGATTGCCTTTTTGAATCTATTTTAGTTATTATTAATTCCATTACTTTTGTTTAAAAAATTATTCATTGAACCAATATAAGCTACCGCATCCAGTAGGTTATCTTCTTTGTGGTTATAAGACTGCCTAGACAACTTTAAAGCTATCATGCAATTATACATATCTATTGTTGTTATTTCTTTGTTAGACATAATAGAGGCAAGTCTTGCTGCTTTACCCATACCTTCTTCAAAAGGCCCATATTGTCTTTCTTTTTCTTCTGAAGACAAATTAACTATTTCGTTTGCTTTTTTTAATATATTCATTGATTTTTTGTTTTAATTTTTTAGCTTTTTTTTGTGGTACTCTAAATGATATAACCAAACTTGGTTCGCACCTTGGCCTACCTGGTTTATTTTTTTTTATTTCCATATTAATAAGTGATTATTGTTTTCAATTATGTATCTATTGGCAACCTTTAGTTCTATTGGTCTTATTTTCATACTGTGCCAGTTATTGCTATTGCATTTCCATAAGTATAATGTGAATGGCTTTTTGTTCCTGTTTTGAAGAAGTTAAAGAAACTATCGTTATAACTCATTACACCGTTATTGTCCCAACTTCTTAATGCTCTCAATGTAAATGTGTTTTCTTTTACTTCACATACTACACCAGTTTCAACCATTCCTTTTTCTTCAAAAGTTACTGTTTGATTAATTTCTACGGTATCAAATTTTCTTGCTTTCATATTCTTGTTATTTAATTATACGACAAATATACAATTTAACTTAATACTTGTATACATTAATTAATAAGTAAATAGTAATCAATACAATAAAATTTATTTTTACTAATAAATGCCTATAAGATTATTACAAACCTTGCGAATTTGAATGCGCTCATTTGGCAAAAGTGGAAGTATCTTATCTGACTTATATTCTTTAACAAACTTCATACACTCGGTTACGTTTTTTGACGCTTCTTTTAATTGCTCAATGTTAAGTTTTAATTCTTTCCATTCGGCTGATAAGTTCACTATTACATCAAATAAATCCTCACCAACTAAATCTGTCAATCCGTCAATGTATTGGTATTTGCTATCTCGATACGAATTACAAGCCCTACATTGCCCCCAAATGTTTAATAGGTGGAAAGTAACAGTTCTATTTGACCCGCTAGATTTAAAATGCCCGGCATCTAAACTATCTTTTACTTGACCGCATGAAATACATTTACACCCCTCATCAATTAACCGAACTAAGGCGTTTATTTTGCGCTGTAATTCGTTTCTATAGTCCTTTGATGTCTTAATAGTTTCCTTTAATTCTTTGCGCTCTAATCGCTTGTTTTGGTTTCGTTGCTTAGTGACAATTATTTTACTTAATTGAATCGCACAATCTAAAGAACAAGCTGCCTCCATTGGACTATTTCTTATAACAAATGGAGTTTTGCAGAATTTACACTTTTTTAGTTTCATTTCAGTAGGTGTTTAACTTGGTTGAAACATTCAATCATTTGCTTGTCTTTTGAGTCAAGTAAATCGTTTACTTTGTTTCGACTGGAGATTAGGGTTGAGTGGTCCATGTGACCTATTTCAGTTGCAATAAACTTCAATGAGCCATACTTATTCATGATGCAGATATACCTTGCAATGTGCTTCCAAATGGTGTATTCTGCTTTCCTGTCCTTGCCTAATAGATTGCCTACTGAAATACCTGAGATTGCACTTACTGCCATGAATACAAATTGAATCTTCTCTTTGTTCGTTTCGGGGTTTTTGTCAATTACAAATTCGCTCATTTCTTTTGGCAGGTCAATATTGTGCTTGACTGCTAAGTGCGTCAAAAATGTGTTTAAATTTTGATTGTTAAGTACCATGTTATTGTTTGGTTAATTTTGTTTTTACTAAGGGCTACTACGCAAAGCCGTTTACCGTTACTTCAACATTTCCGCATAGAATTGCGGCAGTTCGTTTTTGTTTTCAATCTTAATCTTGTGATTTTTAGCGTATCGAACTAACTCGTATAATTCGCTAAACTTTTGTTTTGTTTGGTCAGGTGCAATTAACTCGCACCTTGAACCAATGATTTTTATTTTGTACATTTAAAAAGGTAATTCTATTTCTTCAATTTCATCCTTAGTAAATTCCTTTGAGGTTGTTGTTTCAGGCGTTGGTGAACTTGAATTGAACTTAAACTCTTTGCCGTTGCCTACATATTGCTTCGGAGTCTTTGCGGTTCTTTCTTCTTTGCTTTGAGAAATATAAGCGGTGTGAGTGTTTCCGAATTTGTCCGTTTCTTTACGTTCATCAACTACGACTGAAACATAATGTTTGCCGTTCTTGTCTGACTTTTTTAAGTGAGGTTTCAAATCCTCAGCGCATAAGCTAATTACTATCATTGTTTAATTTATTTAAAAGTTCTTGTTTGAAATTGTTAGTTAGTTCTATTTTGTTCAATAAGTGTTCAATCCTTGCTTCATCTCTTGGAATCTCGATGCAAAAATATTGATGCTTTTCTTTTTTTACTCGTGGGTCAAATGATACAAAATAAGCCTTTTCAGAATTGGTAAGGAAAGTATTGAATTGCATCTGGTCGTAATACTTAGGAAGTTCCTTTTGAAAGTTCTCAGCGGTTAAAGTTAACTTATACTTTAAATGAGTTTTAGAGTCAGGGCATTTGATTTCAACACTTGCTTTTAACTTTGGAAGAATTATGTCAGGAGTACCGCCCGCAATATCTTTATAAGTAAAGAATATAAACCCGCCAATTGAAGTGTAAATAACATCATCGGAATTTACGTCTAATCCCATTTCTTGACAGAATCTCAATACCGCCTGAGGTTCTTGTTCATTGCCCCATTCCATTGCATTAGAATAAAAGTCAGGTGTTTCCTCTGCTTCAATTGCTTCGATAAGTTCATAGACGTAAGTTTCTGACCCTTGAGAAATATTGCCACCCTTGCCTTCCGCTGCTATGCGGTTTATTTGGCTTGCGGTAATTAGTCCTTTCCTAAACTCTTTCCACGTTTCCCGAGTATCTAATACGAATCTTTTAATCATTTGCTTTTAGTTTATCAGCGTTTGACCTTAAAAAAAGTTGCTCATCAGGTGTAAAAGGAAGTACGTCTTTTCGGTTTAAATCCGCACCGAATATCTTTCCTAATCCGTCCGCTGCATCTTTGATAGCTAAAGTCTTTGCCAAAGGATAAGCCATACTTAAAGCACCGTTGTTTATGTTTTGTAAGTCAGCAGGTGACGTGCCTTGTTTAGTTTGTAGCTGTACTGCCCCGATTCCATCCATTTCCATAAGTTCTCCTGATGTTGGATTAGTAACAGATAGTCGAATTGTAACCCAAACCCCATTAAATGAACTGCCTTGACCTGTTATCTGTACTTTGTAGGTTTTAAAAATACGTCTTAAAAGGTACTCGACTTTGTCAATAGGTAGGTAATTGTGACCTTTGATGTAAGGGTGTTGTTTTACCCATTGTTTTGGTGGTTCTTGGTTAAGTAATAGATTGAATTGGTCATTCTTGTAGGCAAGTTCAATGTCTTGCGTAAGGTCTGCCAGAGTTGGCAAAGTTTGTTTTGTCATATCGTTTTTGTTTGGTTTTCAATAATAGTTATTAACATTGGAATAAAAAAATAAATCTTTACTTATATTTGTTCCTCAATTGTTTGTCATAGGAAATAATTGTTTGGTCAAAATAGCTGCTTTCGGGTGGCTTTTTTGTTTTTAATGAGCAAATGGATTATAAGTATCTATCTTAATATCGTGCTTAGCATTCAGCTCCATTTTACCCGCATTTTTAGCAAGTTCAACTAAGTTATTAAGCATTCCTTTTATTGCTTCTTGTTTTAGCGTCTTATCTATTGTTAATTCCCAAGCTAAGTCATCAACATATCGTTCTAATAGATTCATATCAATTCTTCGTTAGTGAGTGCAAAATAAAGGTTCTGTAATTGGTGGACGTATTGAACATTAATGTTTTCATACCAAATCTCAATATGGTTATCTCTTTTTAATAAAGAGAACGTGCCTTTATTAAAATTACAATGAATTTTAGTTATAAATGTTTTTTCAAAGCCAAATTTTAAAAGCCAATCTTCTGTTAATGGTATTGGTTCGATTTCAAATTCAAAAGGCTCTTTAGTTTCACCACACAAATACATCAAATTATGAATGTTTATTTGTGTTACTTGTTTATAAAATAATAGAGTTGATGTGTCTGTTATGTAAACCAAACTCCCTATTCTTAATTCATTTGCTTTCATATCAGTTAATTGAAAAGTGACTTAATGAATTGATTTTATTTGTCAGTACCCTGATTAATCTTTCAGCCTGATATTTTTTGGCAAAATTCCTATCTTCAATTGCCATGTTTCGCAGTCTTAGAATACGGTCTAATCGTTTGGTTAATGTGTTCATTGGTTTGTTTGGTTAGTGGTTTGAGAATGTTTTAATAAAATTAAAATGAGGGTGCAAATTGTCTTGAATTTCTCTTTGTTCTTCCTTTTCCTCCTTCAATTGCTGTCTAAATTCGTCCGCTAAATCTTGCATTCCGATTTCCTCCGCTAATCCGATAAGTTTAATCGGGTCTGCACCCATTCCCCAATGTTCTCTAAGTGTTACTTCGCAATAGTCTATCATGTTAGAATACTGCTTAATTGTTTGGCTTTTCATGTTATTTGGTTTTAGTGGGGGATTGCTCCCCCGATTTGATTTAGTTTAGGCAAATTCCAAATTTAGTGTATTGGAAACCTAAAATATTTAAAAGGTCTTTCATTGGCTTATTTTCTTCCCTATTCATATTATAAAAATCGTCAGGGCTGTTTAAATCATCATTACAATAAATTTGATAATCACTATGTAATAGCCTCATAAATGTTAATGAAGGAGTACATGACCTGAATAGTGTGTTAGCTGTTTTGGTAAGTTTAGCTTTTTGGTCGTCTGTTAAGTTAATTGTGTTTGTCATTTCTTTGCTGTTTGGTAGAACAAAGATAATAACGATTTCCACAATTATTACTATTCGTTTAGTTTATTTTATTTGAATAGTTGTAATGTGTTGATTTATAGGGATATTAATTTTAATAAATTTTACTTTACGCAAAAAATAACCCCTCAAAATGTGAATAATGAGGGGTTGAAATTAGTTTATTTAGAAATTAGTTTATTGAAAATCTCAATCAGTAGTTTAATTAATCCATAACCAGCCAAAATATAAAGAAACCAAAGCCAAATCTTATCCCAAAATGTAGGAACAATTGGCGGCGGGCAATTGCAAGGTACTTTGATAGGTGTTTTAATTTGTTTGTAAATCGTATCACCTTTGCATTTTCCTTCAATATAGATTGAGTCTTTTATCTTTCTATACCTAATTTCTATTTTAGTATCAGAAATTAGAATCGAATCTACTCGGTCACTAAATACGCTGTCTATTGTATGTTGTTCGATTACAAGTGTATCTATGTGGTTAATTACAATACTTGCTGAGTCTTGATGACAAAACTTTTCAATTGCTCTTTTTTTGGTGTAACAACTTGTAAAAAATATTGATAAGATGAAAATGTATTTAATCATTTCTTTTTAGTTGATTTGTTTGGTCTTAATTCTTTCCACTTATCACGGTACTTTAGTTCTAATTCTTTGCAGAATAGTTTTCTCTTTGCCTCGTGGTCCTGATGAGATTTAATTCGTTCAGGCGTTGGCTGATAGTCTTTAATACTCTGCATTATACTTCCAATATTCCACGTTAAGAATAATATAAGCTAATAAGATAATGGCTGCTATCATTTTACTACTAAGATTTGTTTGCGGTTTCCTTTCGATTTATAGGATATGTGAACCCATTGAAAATCGTACTCGTTTATCACCTGGTCAAAATCTAAATTAGCACAAATCCAATCGAATAGTTTTTTATTTTCTACTTTATTTCCTGCGCTGATGTCGATTGCTTCACCCTTGACGTGCTGACTTGTAGCTGAACCTCCGACTTTTACATTAAGTAATTGAGAGCGGTAAAATGAATTGATTCTAATCGGTTTGCCGTACCATTCTCTCAAAGGTTCAAAACATTTATTAGCAACTAATTTCATGCGCTCAAATGTAACTGAATCAGGGTTGTTGTTAATGCCGTTCCTTAGTGCGGTTGCTGATGTAATAGCTTCATCTAAGGTTATGTGTTTTGATACTTGGTCCATATTAAATCCAATCTAAAAATAATAATGCAACTAAACTCAGCATAAGACTAACTAATAAGAATATCGTAAACCAATCTTCAAATTTTAGTTTCTTTTGCGTCATTGGCTCGTTTAGTTTCTTGATGAAGTCTTTATTCTCTTTCATAATTGTTTGATTTTAAAACACAAATCTAAGCTATAATAATTTACAATTTCAAATTATTCAGCTTTATCCCCATTCTTAAACTTAATAACCTGCTCCATAGTTATAATACCTAAAGCAATTAAAACTCCTGCTAAGTCTATTAGAATAGCTTCTATTGCGTTGCTTAAATCAACATACTTATAATGAGTATAAGTAATTAAAACCATTAACCCAAATGCAGTTAATTTCCTTGCAGAAAATCCGCCCTCTGAATTATCAAATGATTTTAAAAAGTTATTGATTATATCTTTCATTTTTCAACTTTTTCTAAGTGTTTTAAAATCGCTGTCATAGTTTGGTTTAATTGACCTTCAACATTCTTTGAACTATGGAAATTGTGAGCTAAAACATTGACCTTTTCAGTTAATGCTTCAATAGATTTCTTTTGCTCATTCATCTGAGCAGATACTAAGTCAATTTTAGTTCCCTGAATGTCCTCTAATTTTTGAACCTTTGGCACTAAGTTATCATGAAGGTTTTCCTGCTTAACCTCCAGCTTGTTTATCTTTGTTGTTAAGGTCGCATATATGATACCTATAAGAGCACAAATCACCCCAAATAATACTAAGTTCAATTCCATTTAATTAATTACTTTAGGTTGATAATCGATTAAAGGAAGTTCATGAACCCAATCATAAGGAGGTATTGTGGCCTGCTCCATTTCTTGAATAGATATTACCCAATTATTATTCTTATCTTGAATAGGGTAAAAGTATGAATCAGGTGCAAATTCTTTGCCCACAATCTCATTCTTTTGTTTTAAAGTCAATAGTCCTACTTGCATTATACTTGTCTGCTTAAAAGTGTTTGATACTGCTGAATAATATTGTATAAAGTAGGCATATTAGCATTGGCAAAAGATGAACTTGTTACAGTAAATATTATTCCAAAAGATAAATTTTTATCAGAATAACTTGTGCCAACTCCTGCTGTATTTAGTCTTAAAAAATTTAAAGAGCTTGCAGTTCTTGCTGAACTTCCTGCGCTGCTTGTTTTTAAAATAGTGCTAACACCATTTTTATAAATCTGCATACTTGTTGCATTTCTCCTAACCGCTACAAATAATCCTGTCCCCGTACTTTCTGCAACTGCTGCAAATGTACTACTATTAGCTTGCATTACAGAAAAACCGCCCGCTCTTGTTTGTAAGTATAAACTGTTAGTTAATGCCGAATCGCTTGCCCCTAATTCAGTACCTACGTTGCTTGTTATTCTGCTATAAACCGCTATACCTGCATCGTCTAAAGGTATGTTATTATTAAGAGGGCTTAAAAAAGTATCACCATAACTATTTATTCCGTTGCCTGTTATGCCATTGGCGTTATGTGTAACACCGCCTGCCCATGTAATCAAGAAATCAGAAACATTCCTGAGGTTATATCTATGAGGACTTGCAGCACCACCAACAAATGGATAAATGGCGTAAGAACCGCTAAAAAAATCAACTCCAGAAGGGTTTTCTGTCTTATTAATACCCTTTAAGCTTTCAGTTAAATAATTGATTGCATTTATCTGAGTAGGGTCTGTTATACCTGCTGCTGTTATGAATGCACTTGTAGCAGGGTCTAAGCCTGCACTTTTGATAAAAGGCAATCCTATCCCGATTCCTATCATTATCCTCTTATATTAAATCCGTAACCAATAACCGAACCACTTGAAGGTGTTACGGCTGCGATTAAATCACCATTGAATGCAGGGATTAACATTCCTTGCTTCAAAGTTTTACCGCTCAATCCGTATTGAGTTAAAA